TGCTGAAGGACTGGCGACCACTTTTCTTGTAGATGTTCTGTTTGAAACATTTTGTTTCTCCTTTTATTTTCTACTATTTATAAAATTGTTTATTTTGCACTATTGACAGTTCGACCAATCGCAGACATATATGCTGCCATTGAACCTGACGAATCAACGTCCTGTGCTTGGCCAGTTTGTACATCATCAATTGTTTCGGTCACAACTGGAGCAGATTTAGGGAAATAACTTTCCTTCAATGTGCTTAGTTTTTCACGATAAGATGCTTCATTAGAATAATCTACATCTTCGATAAGCGACTTAAACTTTTCAATTTCTGTCTCGGCAAGATCAGAAGAAACTTCTGACATTACCTGTTCCTTAACTAATTCGGCATTATCAGATTTTAGAGTAATGGAAGCTTCCATCATTTCATTAATCTTACCTTCTAGTTCTGAAATCTTTTCAGATTGTGCTTCAAGTACATCGTACTTTTCGTCTGGAACATCAACATAATGATCTTCGAACAATTGTTTTAGACCTGAGATGAAATCTTCTGCGATTTCGCCTTTAAGTCCTCTTTCAACTGCCAGTTCATTTTCCTTCATCCATTCTTCAACAACATAGTTTAGGTATGTGTCAACTTTTTCAGTTAACCCTTCTTTTGTTGTGTTTATATTACCTTCCAGTTCTGTGCTGTATTCTTCTTCCATACGTTCTACTTCTGAACGTACTTTAGATTTTACTGCAGCTTCGAATACGGTAGCTGCTTTCGCTTTAAACTCTTCAGAAAGGTCACCCTCTCCATTTAGTAGAGCTTCAACGTGTTCTGCGACATCAATGGATTTTAAACGAGATTCAACAGCTTCAGATTTTGCTTTATCTGCTTCTGTTTCTTCGTATGAACCTTCCATTTTGTCCATTTGGCTTTTCATCATGTCATATGTTGCCATGAGTTTTTCTTTGTTCATTTTACCCATACCATTATCCATATTGGACATCATGTCTTTCATAGCAGTCATGTATTCCATTTTGGTTTTAGGCATTTTTTCAGCTGATTCTTCGTCACCATCTGAATCTTCTTTAATCTTAGCCATTTTATCTGGCTTTCCTTCACCCTTTTGTTGTGCATCACTACCAACTTCTTTCGCTTTAGCAGCGATTTTCTTTGCTGGTGAGTCTTTTTGCTTAGGGTCTACAACAGCACTACCTGTGTCTTCGTAGTCTGCTTTTGAGGTGTCAATTTTATCTGCTGGCGCAGCTGACTTCATAGGAGCGTCTTGTCCATTGGCTTCTTCTAGTTCACCAAGTACTTCCGCTTCTAATTCCTCAATGGTTTTATCTAGTTCATTTGCCATGGGGATTACTCCTTTTCGTAGTATTACATTTATTTATAAATTTATAACTTTTGAAGAAACTTTGCGAACTCTAAAGCGTTAGCTTTGGAATTATCTGTCTTTGCATTTTCTTCTATGTTATCTCTCATTTCCGCAATCTCAGCTTCTTTTATTAAACCGTTGTTCCAGATCCATTCTTTACCTTCCATAATACCTTCTACGAAAGCATTAGGTGCTGAAGGGTCTGCAACAATGTCTGCTGCTGTCGCCAAATAAAAGTCGTTTCTCACATAGTTTGCACCGTTTTTAGAGTCCAAACTCCCCATACCTCTTGATGAAACACCCAGCTTAGCGCCTTCGTCCATAAGATTTTTTACAATTTCTCCCATTGGTGTACCAAGAATTTTTGCTTCACCAATGTAGTTCTTTCCATCAGGATATAGTGCAGTAATCATATGAGATGCTCTCTCAAGATTAACAGTCGGCCCGTCTGGGTGTCCCAGTTCTCCAAATGCACGTTTTTCGCTGATGTATTCTTTATTATATCGTTTTACTTCTTTACTCAGAATTTCCATAGGATATACACGACCATTACGGTTTTTGATATCTGCTTGCATAAAGATCCCTTTGATCTTATACTCTTTTTTACCATCTTTTTCTTCGATTAAGTAATCAGTATCTTGCTCTATATGTTCTGATATTAATTTTAATGTATATCCCATAATCCTATCCTCTATTAATCTGTGTAGTTTACATCTTTTTTGAACTCAATCATTACAAATCCAGATGTACCAAAACAAGTCATTTCGTGATCACCAGATGTTGCAGTTGTATTTGCTGCAGAAGCTGCAATCTTACCAGCAGAACCATCATAATGTCCTGTACCAGCAAGTCTAATTGCAACTATGTCAGTTGATGAACCCTTTTCTTGAATGTCTACATGACCAGTATCGTCATCAGCACTACCTTGTGTTAATCCCCACCAAATTCTATTGATGTGTAATTTAGCACCATTGGCGTGTCCGTCTAGTCCAGATGCATCCAAAATAGCATTGTTTGCAGTGGTGTCATCTTCTATATTAACTAGAATAGTAACTGTACCACCATTACCAGTAGTTCCAACTATGGTATCCCTCAATGTTCTTGTTGTAAAAGCCATTATTTAACTCCTTAAAATGCTAGCATCTCTTTTTCAAAATATCCCATAAGTTGTCTTTCTGGGACTTTAAATTTTTTAGATATCTCTTTAATTGTTTTTTCAAAAGTATTTAGGAAATCTGAAGGTTTCGCATCCATTTTTGCAAATATTTCATCTACAGCACCCTTCATCTTAGGAGAAAGTTTTTTATATCCTTTAGATTTTTTATGTTCATCCTTTTCTGTAAAGGGCTGATACATTTGTGTTAAAGTTTTCATTAACTTTCTTCTTTTTCCTCTGTATCTGGTATATGTTGTTTAATCATACTACCAGCCACTTCTTTTCTTTTTGTTTCTAATGCATCACCAATTCTTGATGACATTGCTGTCTTAAAAGCATCTTCTGCTCCTAAATTATCTTTATTGGCTAATGCGTTTACAAATTCTTCTGCACTCATTATTTATCTCCATTTTTTTCTGGTGGTTCATAGTCGTCATCATATTTTTCAATATCATCTGCTGGGATTACATTACCATCTTGAGATGGATATCTAGTTATACCATCAGAACCATCTGGAATATCAACTCCACCGTCTTCTGGGTCAAGTCCAGCTTCTTTATTCATTTGTGATTGCATATCTTCAATTTCACCTTCATTAAGATTTAGTACGTTTTTCTGTACCCATTCTTTACTGAAGAATGTACCAATGTATGATTCAATACTTCCCAATGCATTAATTCGATCTTCCATCAACTCAGCTTTCTTGAGTTCTGCAAAATGTCCGTCTTGCAAGAAGTCATACTGAATATGTTGTTTTAGTTTTTTCCAATCGTCTAAAGTAATTACACCTTTAAGAATAAGTTGTGTTTTTAGAATATCAGTAAATAGTGGTGTAAACTTTTTACGCATCCTTTGTACAAACTTTGTAAACTTCAATTCATCTCTTGTAATCTCTGTTGAACGACCAAGGCTGAAACCACCCTCTGCTTCCATACGAGAAACAGGAACATTCAATGAGCGAAATAGTTTATTTTTGAAATACTGAATATCATCTATCTCACCAAGATTTGATCCGCCTGGCAAAGTAGTAATCTCTGTACCACGGCCACCTTCTCTACGAGGCAACCAAAAATCTTCTAACATTGACATTTGATTTCTATCATCTCTGATTTCACCAGTAGATGCATCATATACTAGTTTGTTACGATATCTGTTCATAACATCTTTTAGATATTGTTCTGCTTTTTGTTTTGGTAAGTTACCAACATCAATATAGAATATACGTCTTTCTGGCGCTCTTGATATACGATAGATAACAAGTGCATCCTCAATCATTCTTAATTGATTTACAGGTTTGATTGCTTTGTGTAAATATGAAAGCACATGACCTTTATTCTGATCAATTAAGCCAGAAGGTACATATGTAATACTGTCAGGAGAAATCTTAATTCCTTCAGCAGTTCCAGATTTTAAACCACTAGTATTATACAGATAATATTCATTCTTAGTTTGAATATGTTCTATACTAGTTCCTGGCTTAATTTTCTTCTCAGTTTCTTTAACTTTACGAATTTTGTTAGGCTCAATGTATCTTAATTCTTGAATACCTTGTCTTGGATTTTTCTGATCAATAACTTTGTGATAGTAGAGTCGTCCATCTACATACCAACGTCTAAAGATATCGTGACCTTTAGTTTCAAAATCAAGAAGTTCTAATACAGTATCAAACTCTTCTCTAATTCTGTCTTTAATTTTTTTTGTGTACATAATTCTGTCGAGTACAATATCGACAGCTTGATCTCGTTCATTAGAAACGATACCTTCATTTATAATATCTTCAATCGCACTATCGCACTCTGGTTGTTGTGCAATATCACGGTATCTACGAATCAAGTCTGCCTCGGTTCGTTGTCTACCGTCTGTGTCTAAAAGTTGTCCGTAAAAGCCGCCACCAGCGACCTCAAGAGTTCCGTCATCTGAACTAGGTTCAGTAAACTTATCTTGAGAATCGCTAGATTTAGCACGTTCAAACTTAAAACCAAAAAGTTCAGCCATAATATCTCCTACTAGTATGTCTTATTTAGTAGGTTTAATTATTGTGGCCCAATGCCAAATGATTCTCCCGAAATAACACCAGAAGGTTTAAAGTGTTGATATCTCCAAGTTACTTCAAAGGTTTCAATTTCAGTAGCTTCTGCATTGGTCAATTCAATTGCTCCAACTGTCAATGGATATGCTGATCTAAAGATATAACTCTTTAGAACAGTATCATCACGATCCAGTTGTTCAACAGTCAAATCTGTCTGATAATCAGCAGGAGAAATTACACCAGTATTTTCAGCGTAATCATTAATACCGTTTTGCCATCTTTCCATTGCATTTCGTATCATGAAGTCTGTATCATTCATGAATGTAGTAGTCCATGCTTCGGGAGCGGGTCTATCACCAGAAACAAAAATTGTACGACCACGAAACGGTACAGGAATTGCTCCTAGTGTTGAAGCTGGTAATTGAGAAGCAGTTACAAGAAAAGAAGTTCTACGAACATCTAGTCCAATTGCAATGCCAGGTGGTGGAGTAATCGTTACTCTGTATTGGTTAGCTCTTGCACC